GGGCCTCGATGCGGATTGCGACGAGGGGGATATGATTGATATGCGGTGTTTCGGGGTGGTGACCTCGGTGCACAAGGAAAACGGCGCCAATCGGGTGGAAATCCAAATCCAGAAGATGGCCGTTGAAAACGAGATGACAGAAGAGGATTGATAATGACCAAACTTTCCGACCACGAGCGCGCGCAGAACACCGTCACCCTTTCCGACGAGCAGTTTGACAAGCTGGTTGAGTTGCTGACGCCGGGCTATGAGATGGCACTGGCCTATAAGGCCGAGATGGCGAAGCGCGCCGAATATGATGCCAGTCCAGCCATCAAGAGCGAACCCGCCGACGAACCGGCACCGGAAACCAAGCTCGCACCCGACGACGTGGCGTAATCCATTATTCCCGGTGATTTGACATGATACGCGCTTGTCGGGTGTTGCTGACTGTTATTTCCATCTTGGTTCCGGTGGCAGCATTCGGGCAGGGCGCAGTGTTGCAGGGTGGTGCTTTCGCGCCTGGACGCTCGCCGATGTATGTCGGCACGGGCTCTCAGGCCATTGTGCAGGACAGCGGGCCGGCGAGCGGGGGAGCCATTGGGCTTGGCCTCGCGGAGCAGCTCCTGACCATCCGCAGCCCGACGAACACCTATCCTGCGGCGAATGCCGGAACTGGGCAATTATTCACCAATTGGTGCGATTATGACGCGCCGATCAACAATGCAACGGGATACCATTATCTTTGCTTGTCGCCGAATGCCAATGGCGGTGGTTTGCTGGCTTATGGTTTTGGTGGTGGTGCGAGTTCACTGCCGTTTTCGTTCAATCTGAACGGTGTGGCCTATCAGTTTCCGTTCTCGACGAGCGGTGTGATTGGCCCCGGGTCAACCGTCATTGGCCACATGGCGACGTGGGCAAACACGGTGGGTACGCTGCTGGCGGATGGCGGGGTGCCGCTCTCAAGTCCGAACAGTGTCACCAGTGGCGATCTGACGGTTTATAGCGGCACAACCGGCAAGATCCTGAGCAATCTTCCATTCCCGAACAACACCACCACGTTCCTTCGCGGCGACGGGACATTTGCGGCACTAAGCGTTCCCGGTATTACCGTTGGAACTACGCCAATCTCGGGCGGCTCCGCCAACTGCATCGTGTTTGATGCGGCCAGTTTGTTTAGCTGCATCACGACAGGCAATAACGGTGTGCTGGTCACAAGTGGCGGCGGTGTGCCGTCGATCGCAAGTGTATTGCCGTCCAGCCTGACCATTCCCAGCCCAACCTTCACCGGGACAGCGGCCGGGGCTCAGACCATCCCCGGCTCTCTGCTGCAGAACAATACGGTGACCAATACGCAGCTTGCCCAGATGGTCAACAACACGTTCAAAGGAAACGTATCTGGCGGAACCTCGAATACGAGTGATTTGACACCAACGCAGGTTACTGCGGCATTGAATTCATTCGTGGGGGATTCCGGATCAGGAGGCACCAAAGGATTGGTTCCGGCTCCTAGCGCTGGAGATGCTGCGCTTAATAAGGTGCTAGGCGCTGGCGGGTCTTTTGTCACTCAGTTAGGTAATCCAAATCTTAAGCTCGTTACCCCTATGGATGCGCCGTATAACGCGGCATGTGATGGAACGACAGATGATACGACTGCTATCACTTCATGGATAGCCGCAGCAGCAGGTAATGCCTTCATCGGTTGGGGCGTAGATGGCCGGACTTGCATTTACAATGGACTGATACCGATTTCGTCAGGGACAACGTTGCTCCTGAATGAGATGACGCTGAAGCTCAAGAATTCGGGCAACGCTAATTCTGGCTTCGTCTGCGGTCCGACATCCGAACTTGGGGGCCCTATTACCGGATTGACCATCCGCGACGGCATCTTTGAGGGAAACCGCACCAATCAGACCAACGCGCTCGGTGGCACTGGATTATTCTGTCCTAGCGCAACGAATGTCTATATTCAAAACACTTATTTCCAGAATCACCGGGGCGATGGCCTTGATATCGGCGGAACAAGCAATTCGGGCGGTCAAGGCAAATCTCACAATGTCACGTTAGTAGGCCTCCACGTTAGCGGAAACTATCGCAATGGACTGACCATCGACGGCGTCGATGAGATGAACGTGTTCGGCGGGTTCTTTGACCTGACCACCAATACCAACGGCGACGGCCCACAGTGCGGAATCGACGCTGAACCAGATGCCGGAAGCTTCGCCACCACGAACACTAACGTTGGATTATGGGGCGTATCCGCCAGTGGTAACGGTCAGGCTGGATTCGGAGGAACTGGAGGCGCGGGCGTTTCCGTGTACGGCGTGATAACTAGTTCAAGCAATATCACGATCTGGGGGCCAAAGGGGAATTCCAATCTCAATTATGTGGTTGATTCCGCTGCTAG